AGACACGAAACTGGTCTTGCCGCTCCTACAGTAGAAGAACTATTGTCAGAAGTAGCAGAACTGGAATTTAATCTTGCGTGGCCGTTCTCGGATGAGCCCCCCTGTGTTTTTAAATTCACAGACAAAAGATCACTCCGTCGTGAAGTGGTAGGGTTGCCGGAACCATTAAAGGTCCGGGCAATCTCACTTAACGAGTGGTGGGAATCTCCTCTTTGGGGTCCTCTTCAACTGTCGTTGATGGACCACCTCAAAAAGAAGCCTTATGTCTGTTCAGGCAAGGAACTACCTCCTGAATTTTTTAACACATTTGCGAGTGCCGTAACAGAGGCAGAAGCTGTATGTGGTGTACCATTCATCATCGTTTCCGACGATGGTGACGCAGCCACAGACAGTATTTGTCTCAAGTTAAGCAACTTGTCCATACGAAACGTTGTGCCAGATGAACTTAAAGCAGTTTACGATAAATGCTCAGGGTTCACTGGTGAATGTATCGTTCGCGTCAGAGATATCAAACATCCTGATGCGCCTTGGTTCCAACAGGCGAATTCTCAACTAATGGGTGACCGTCTAAGCTTTGTGAAGCTTACGGTTATTCACAGTTCATGGAAACTCGAATTCTTCAGAAGAATACAGAAAATCTATGGACTGAGTTGGGAACTCATACACCGACTGTTCCTGGTAAACGGGGATGACGGTGTAGTGGCGTTACCAGAGACCCTCGTCAACGACTATCTATCGTGGATGGGGAGACTCTGGAACATCAATCCTGTTAAAACTCAAATATCTAGAAATATTTTCACAATTAATTCAAGAATGTTTCGAGTGGGATCAAGGACTGTCGACGAAGTACCATTTTTTAGGTGGAACCTCGTCGAGCGGGTGGACAAAAGTGGTGGGTTAGTAATTAATCCGCAGGTCTGGAATGAATTCTCAGAAACCGCAGCTCCTTTAATGCCTCACGATCTATTATGGAACATGTTCCATAGAAAGTGGTCGGGGACTTTGCAGTTCCTAACAAAAGGTAAAGGGAATAATTACTTCCTGCCAGCACTAGTAGGTGGTCTGGGTTTGGTACCTCTCCAGGGCATGAACTATAGGTACACATCGAGGCAGCGCTTAGCTGTTGAGATCGTGTCACGCTCGATCAATAAAGAAGGCCCACCGCCTGTCTTTATGACGAAAATCGTTCCGATCATCCAAAACTTGGACGGTTGGGGTGAAACTACAGTTCTTGTGAAAACAGGTGTAATCAGAGGTAGGAATAAGGTCGAAGACGCTTCAATAGGCACTCTCAAAGGTGTCTGTAAAGCGACCAAGCTTTATACTTACAAATTGCCGGATGGCAACTCTAATTATCCTGTGGAAGGCTCAGATAACCTGAGTTACGGTATCA